GCCGAGCAGCGTAAACGGGCATCTGAGTTCCTAGGGAGTAATATAGAATCATGCCTGTGAAAAAGATAAGAGTGTCAATAGACCATAATTTAAAGAGCCGCCCTGGACGAAATAGGATTTGGTTTGGAAAATCAAAACCACCCTTTAACTTTGTTCGCGTCGTGTACGACCCTTTAACGTATACACTGGAGTTGTACGAGGGTACCGAATCAGATGGTGGTCGTATCAGCGTGATCGGAAAACCTAAGAATCAATACTATATGAGCATTCTCCCCGTGAGTTATTATCCGGAACTATTTCAACCCGGAGAGTATGTGAAGATGAATGACAACAAATACATTTTGCTAGCTATGATTAAATAGTTATGTGGAACCCGACAACCGCAAACACCTAGAATACCTCTACTCTATTCATAAAGACCGCCTAAGTGACGTAGAGCGCGCTGCTGTAGCTATGGCACTCTACGCCAACCTAAGAATAGGTCAGATAGCTAAACTACTTAAAATAGAGGCCCCTATAGTAAAAGAGATGTTAAAGAGATCAGCTACGAAACTCTGGTGACGTACGTACTTATGTTATAATGCAGGCAACAGCTAGACAGCTTCCGACATTTCGGGGGCTTTTTTAGTTATAGAAAGGAAGCACACATGCACTGCATTCAAACATCACCATCAGATAACTTCCCATTATGCCAAAGTTGCTGGCTGATACTCGCTCACTACCATAACTGGGTGAGGTGATACACTAAAACCGGCGAAAGCCTGCGAGGAGCCCTCACGTGCGGATGGGGGCTTTTCTATTGATTACTTACTTCAAAGATGCTACTATTCAATCAGCGTACAGGGATAACATATCCTATTTCTTAATTTACGACTCTTACTTGGGTATCGTGCCGTAACACGACTACCCTTCCTATGGGATTTATGGGCGACGGACGCAATTACCGTTCACACTTTCGAGTGATTCAATTGCTGACCCTCCACGTCGCCTACCCAAGCGAGAGCCGTAGAGTTTAATAACTGATTCGTTGAGCGAGACGTTCTAAAAGGTTCGTCTTGTACGCGACCCGCACGGGCTCCTCTTTTTGATTGTTGAAGTTTAGATACTAATCCATACAAAACAAACATGGAAATCCCTTTTTATTGGTCTGTTACTGCCTAGTGCGCCTCGCCCAGCGAATCGTGCCTTTATATGACCAGGTGAACCCCACCCTTGCCTGGTCTTACAAGGGCATCTAAGTGAGGGGAGTGGAATATGGGACCTACATACGAGGAACTACGCTGTGTCTGATTCAGAAGTGCTGACAGCTTGTATTGAGCGAGCTGTTGCGGGCGATTGGAAGCCGCACTACATAGCCGAACCGGTTGATGTCGATATATCGCTGCACGACTACACAAGACGTATTCGTTTCGGTTCACTTCTGGACGGTGTGACGATGGCCGTAGAAGAAATCATCTTCGATCACGCATTTGCCAAGTGCCTGTGGGGAGAAGAGGAACAGTCAGACAAATGTAAATGCGGTAAGCCAGCTGGTGAATCTCACTCCGCATCTTTTGCGGTACATGGTCCTACATTCGACAATCTTGGTTGGCAACACCACCTCAAACAAATGGTCATAGCCCCTGACAGAGTCGAATACCTCAGGCAGTGGTTAGGAGAACAAGAATGAACCAACTAGAAAGGGACATCATTAAAGCTGTTCTGGGTAGAGATCTCCCCGAAAACATGTTTATCCCTAATTTCGTTAACAAGATCAAACAAGCCTTTATAGATGCTGGCTGGCGTGACTTATCGTCAGTCCTATTAGACAAGAATGGTAAACCTAAAACGATTTACCATGACGCCTTTGTGGAGTCACGAGATGAGTAAAGTCACAAAGACTTGTTTATGCGGTGAACCATTCACAGTTCCACATCGGCGCGAGTCAACAGCTAAATACTGTTCGCTCAAGTGCCGTTATAGATACCAGGGCGAAAAATTAGGCAAATCGCACGGCATGTCCAACACACTTGAATACTACACTTGGACTAACATGAAGTCTCGTTGCAACGACCCTAATGCCAAAGACTATAAAAACTATGGAGGTAGAGGTATCAAGGTCTGTGATAGGTGGATCAACTCATTCATGGACTTTTATGAAGATATGGGAAATAAACCCGTTGGATATTCTATCGACCGCATTGATAATGACGGGAATTACGAACCAGGCAACTGTCGTTGGGCAGATAGGATTACGCAGAACAATAACACGAGGCGTAATTGATATGACTAAGCACCCAGGTGGTCGCCCGCCACACTTCTCAACTCCAGAACAACTCCTGACCTCCTTTGATGAATGGAAAGAAGCACTTAGCTATGGAAATAAGTTATACGGAGAAATACCCGATGTAGAGGGGTTCTGTGACTTCGTTGGTGCCTATCGTCAATTACTTATGGAATACGAAAAGAAACCAGAGTTTTCCACCACAATTAAAAAGATCAAGAACTGGATCTACTACCGCAAGAAGCAAATGGCTATGCAGGGCAAGATGAACGCCGCTGTATTTATCTTTGATGCTAAGAACAATGCAGGGTATGTAGATAGACAAGAGATGAACGCCCGCGTTGAGCAGGTGACACCGATACTGGGCGGAAAGTCTATAGAAAATACGACTAGTGATATAGGCCAGGAATAGGAGCGCACATAAAGATGTCCAAAACACTGCTTTACATCAAAACTGCATTCACACAGTCAATTTTTAACATCATGGGTGATATAAATGGCCTACCTACCAACAACTGCGCTAAATAAGGTCTTAGCCCTCAAAAAGGACTTCAGACTTGTTGCCGGTGGTACGTCAGCCTCTAAGACCATTTCTATTCTCCAGGTACTTATAGACACAGCCCAGTCACGCAAGGACATATTGATCGACGTGGTATCAGAGACCATGCCCCACATGCGCGGGGGTGCGATGTTAGATTTTGAGAATATCATGAAAGCCCATAACTATTGGGATGAAGCCAGATGGAACAAAACTCTTACCACGTACACATTCGAGACCGGAACTAAGATGCACTTCTTTTCCGCTGATGCCCCATCTAAGGCGCATGGCCCGAGAAGAGACATCCTGTACGTGAATGAGGGCAATAACATCCCCTACGCAATATTCGACCATATGGCTACACGTACACGTGAGACTGTGTGGGTTGACTGGAACCCATCTGTCGAATACTGGGCTTACTCGGAGATTATGAACAACCCATTGTATGCAGGGATGTACGACTTCATTACTCTCACATACAAGGACAATGAAGCGCTTGATGAGCGAACTATCAAGAAGATTGAAGCCCACAAGAACAACTCTATGTGGTGGCAAGTCTACGGGCTAGGGCAGTTAGGTGAGATTGAGGGACGAATCTACACAGGTTGGCAGTGGCTGGATTCAATCCCCCACGAAGCGAGGTTTGTTAAACGTGGGTTGGACTTTGGCTATACGAACGACCCCACGGGAATTATTGATGTATACGAGTACAATGGTGGGTTTATCTTTGATGAACGCTGTTACCAATATGGAATGACCAACGAGGATATAGCAGACTTTGTGAAGTCCTTACCGAATTCAAATCAGCTTATTATTGCGGATAGTTCAGAACCCAAGAGCATTGCCCGCCTCCAGACACTAGGATTGAACGTCCTCCCTGCGATCAAGGGTCAGGGAAGTATTAATGTAGGGATTGACTTCATCCAAGGACACCCAATATCAGCTACGAAACGGAGCATCAACCTCAAGAAAGAATATGAGCGCTATATATGGCTTAAGGACAAGCTAACCGATAAGTTCATCAACAAGGCACCCGACGTAGATAACCACTTACTTGACCCGGCTAGATATGCCCTTGAATCTTATTTCCCCCGTGATGATGACGAAGATAACGCAACAACAGGTAATATCGCCTCCATGTGGGCGAATTAAGGAGTAGATATGGAGATACAATTCGGCACAAGCGAGGCTACCAAAGTCCTAGACAATGACGGATCAACTGTAACAGCGGAGCTTCAATACAAAGATGGTATCCCCAAGAGCCCTACACGCAACCATTACAAGCTCCGCATCCGTGTCCACTCACCTGAAGAAGAACGACAGAAATATCTGTCGTTCTCAAAGGAGTTAGAAGACAATCCCAACATGTTCGATCCAGCCTTTTTAATCATCCATAGCAAAGAGGGCGACAAGTTCGGTTACTACTATGTCGTGAAGTGCTATACCCTCTTGCAATTTTAGAATAGTAATCATAACACCAACTTGCTATAATACGACCAGTAAATAGTCACTGAAAAGAACAGGCGTTTACGGAATGCCAAATTCTTTTCAGTGTTTTCATATCTCACCCCAGATAATATCTTTGATCGGTATAGCGACGCTAAAACCTATACGGATAGTCTTACTGAGCCCTTTCCAGAGTTCGAGCGTATTTCGCGTAACCGCCCGCACGCTAGTATTGATCCCCGATACCCAAAGACTACAGACGGTACAACAGCCTCTATTATCCGCAAGACCCCACGCCGGATAATCCAACAGCTCCCTACTGGTGTCGTTGAAAGCGACAATGATGATGATTGGCTCCCGATCATTGCCGGTTTCATTTACACCAACAAGATCCTCCCTTATGCGAATGATGAATACGATCTCATTCAAAAGGGTTGGAGCGTCGTTGAGAAAAGCCTCACCTTTGGGGCTTGCGCTACCTACACACCACTACTAGACCACGATGGTTATTTATGTCCTGATTTGACTATTCCTTATTGGGGCGACGTCATGCTCCAAAAGGGCAAACGGTCTGGCTACGCGAATAGCTATTCTTTTATGCGCTCTTGGTGGCAGAAAGAAGACCTAGAGGCGATTATCGACGCTGAAACAAAGCGTATTGAGAAAGACAAAAAGTATGAGCCTACCTGGGATATTAAAGAACTCAGAAAAATTCTCACAGAAACAGCCAATAAAGACACCAAAGCCCAAACCCCATCTGAGCGTGACCGTGGTGACATGGCAAACGGGATTGAATTAGTTACAGGATTCCAAAAGGGTGTAGGCGCTAAGTTTTATACATTCCATCCTACGACTAAAAAGATTGTCCGTACAAAGGTGAACAAAGACCCACGCGGCAAGATGCCTATTGATTGGATGTACGGGGATACTGATGGGTCTAACCCATTAGGGCGAGGAATTATTGAGTTGGTTGGCGGGCTGCAGAACCTGATCGACGCAGACATGCAAATGTATCAGTTCAACCGTGCGTTGATGCTGGCACCACCAATCATTGCCTATGGTAACGTCCCCGCTAAGAAGATCGTATTTAACCCTAACGCACTTATTAAGGTTACCGATCCTAACGCCAAGATCGAGACTCTTGAAATTGATACCACAGCTGTCGCGAACTACCCATCTCTATATGGTTTGCAGAAATCACAGCTGCTGAATCTTGTCTCAAGTCCTGATACTTCAATATCTGCCGAGATCGGCAACCCTGGATTTGGTAAAACTCCAACGGCAATTGACCAGCAGAAAGCCACTCTATCTATTGATGACAACTACGTCCGCAAGATGTTCGAGGCGTGGTTTGAACACTGGTCTGAAACCTCAATTAACATGTATTTCGCCGAACGTACAGGGATAGAAGAACTCCAGTTAGACGACGAGACTGCCGAAGAACTCCGTAAGCTTACCAAAGAGGGTAAGTTCGACGAATCGCTACTGTCCGAAGACAACAAGATACGCATTAACTACGACTCTGCTACTCCCGCATTAAAGTTCCGCGTCGATGCCTCCACTTCAAAGATGAAAGATGACGGCGAGCAACTCAAAGCACTCGGTGGATTACTACAAACCCTCGACGGCAATCCTGTATTACAAAGCGTCATCCCCCAAGACAAGATCGTTGAGACTTGGAACTCCATTGTTGCCGCGAGTGGGGTAGAAGACCCAGAGAAGCTATCTGTTACCGAAGAAGATGTCCAGAAACACCAGGAAATGCAGGCACAGCAGGCTCAAGCTGCACAGGCTGCCGCACAACCTGTCCCAGAACAAAAGCCACTGAGCGAATCAATTAGCCTATCTGACATCTACAAGACGACAACCGATCCATTTATCAAAGCTCAGATCGAGCGAATGGTTGGGATTACTCCTAATCCTCACGCAATGACACTGGCCGAAGAGCAGAACAACACCGCTATGACTCGGCATGTGGCAGACCAAGCAACTAACCTCTCTAACGCTGCTGGTGCGCTTGCTCCTGAACCTGTCATGTCCCAAGGCCAAGCCAATGCACCCCAGAATCCTGAGCAGCCACAGCCTCAGATGAGCCCAGAGGATGAGCAGATCATCCAACACCTCCAAGCCCTAAACGTCCCAGAGGCGATTATTCAACGTGCCATTCAGTCAGCCGAACAGGGGATGCCAGCCGATCAGATTTTGCAGGAGATAGGAGTTGGTAATGCCTGAAGACAACATGTACCCCAACGCTGGTAATTACTTCACCCCGACTGAACCAAACGAGCAAAAGGCTGAACGGGATAAAGAGAAAGCCGAAGTCTACGAAGCACTCCCCGTCATTGAACGCACGATTGCACACTTTGATGAACGTATTAAAGCCCGTGATTCGTTGAGTTCTATAGATGTCGACCTGTCCAAAGATCCTGCCATGCACCAGAAACTATGTGCCGTGAATGAGCTGTTAAAGATGGCGCTCGTCCAAGAAAGGGATTTGTTAATTGCGCTACTGGAGGAACACGTGGAGCAGAAGTAGGTGCTTTGTATTCCGGTGACCAAATTAGCCGCCGGAATAGAGGACATCTCAAGGACTCTCGAATCGTTGCCGTAAGTAACGTTTAAAAAACAAGGAGATAGATATGGCTGAACAAGCCCCTGTCGTAAACGAACCGGTAGTTGCGGACACTACCCCGACTGATTCGACACCAGTAGAAAACACAGCCGAAGTAGCTGAGAGTGCCCAGGAAACCGCCGATAAGGAAGTTGCCGAATCACTCGCCAAGCAGGAAACAGATAGCGAGGAACCCGCGGTCAATACGCCCGCCGAGGAAGCACCAGCAGAAGAAACAAGCGAGGAACAGCCGCAGGGAAAGGCAGAAGAACGCAAACAACAGCTTAATAGCGAGATTAGAGACCTCGTTGCCCGGCGTAACGAAATAAAGGCCCAGGTTGAAAAACTGAACGGCCAAGTCTACCAGCCCGCCACTGGTGAAGAGCTTGTTGAACAGGGTATGTCGCCAGAAATGGCAGAGATCGAAGTCATGAAGCAAGAACGCGAGATTGAGCGTTACAACACTCAGGTCGCCGAAAGCCAACTAACTATCGAGCACGAATCAAACAAAGTCCTAAATGACTTTCCAATATTCGATCCTGACAGTGCGGAGTATCGGCCTGAGATTGCTGCATCAGCGGCAAAGATTCTCAAGGCCAATCTAGTGACCGACCCGAATACGGGTCAAGTAATCGCTTCTAATGTCTCCCCGTACGAACTATACCAATCGTTCGCCGAGGCAGTCCGGTTGAGTGCAGAACAGGGACAGATAAAAGGCCAGCAAGCCACCGAACGGATGCTTGCACGGGTCGACTCTACCCCGAATGCTGCACCAGCAAAGGAAACAGAAAAAGATCTATTCCTAAAAGGCCTTCTCGGGGAGCAATAAACACCTGAAGGAATAACATCATGGCACAGAACTATGCCAGTGCTTACAAAAAGGTGATTGACGAAGTCTTTAGTTTGAAATCTAAGACTAACGGCATCATCAACAAAGGTATCACCCTGGATTACTTAGGCGTCAACGCCGTCAGCATCTACGGTGTTGGTACCGTCGCAGAGGGCAACTACGTCCGTTCTGGTTCTAACCGTTTCGGATCACTAGCTGAACTCGATACTACTAAACAAACGTTTACATTAAGCCAAGACAAGAGCTTTACCTACTCGATCGACCGTGGTAACTACGAAGATTCGATGATGGTTACTGAGGCTGGTTCAACTCTGAAGCGTCAGATCGAAAAGGTCTGTGTTCCTAACACTGACATCTACCGTCTGACTACTTTGGAAGCTTACGCAGTTGCAAACAGCCAAATGGCTACCAACTCTGGTACCACTTCAACGACTGCAAACGTATACGCCAAGATCCTTGACATGCAGGCTATCCTCGATAACTTGTTCGTCCCAGAAGATGGCCGTGTATTGTTCGTTACTCCAGCCGTCTTGAACCTACTGAAACAGCAAAGCGCTGTCACCGGTGGTTTCTTGCTCGCCTCTGAACTTGCCCAAGAGACTCTAATCTCTGGTCAGGTTGGTGAGATTGACGGCCTGAAAGTCGTGAAAGTCCCAGTAAGCTACGTTCCTGCAAAAACTGAGTTCATCTTGGTTCACGAGGAAGTACTCATCGCACCACACAAGTTTGACACCTACCGAATCCTTAAAGAAGTTCAGGGTGTTGATGGCTGGGTTGTCGAGGGCCGCCGTTACTACGACGCATTCGTCCCAACCAACCGTGGTAAGGCTCTTGTAGCAAGCTTGTCAGCTTAAGACTAAGGAGATAACAACATGGCATCAGTACCAAAAGGCCCAGGCCAACAGGAAGTAACAGGCGACCTACGTGACGCCCGTCGCCCCGAGGAACCAGGCACCTATCGAGACCCACAAAGCGGTAAAGAATTGACCGTCACCATGGGGGCCGGTGCAGACGCACTTGTTCGCATGGGTTGGGAACTCGTCGACGAAAACAGTAACAAGAAGGACGAAAAATAATGGCAAACGCAACAGTACCTTACGTTGGTAACGACGGCCGTCTATGGATTGACGTCAGCGCCGACAAGACTCTGGCTGCAACTGAATTTGGTTGGGTCCAGAACATTATCGCTGACGCTGTGACTCTGACACTTCCAGCATCTGCAACCGTTCTGGCAGGCTCGACCGTTGTTATGCGCAACGGTGGTGTCCCTAAGACAGGCGGCACGGCGGGTAGTGGTGATAACGGATCAGTAGGATTCGTAGTCACCCCTGCATCTGGCGATGGTGTAACTGGTAACGGCTTCACCGCTGCTATCAACAAAGGCGTTACCTACGTCAAAGCTCAGGGTAACGTCGGTGACGAACTGAAACTTTCGTGTGGTGGTGCTAACACCGCTAAGGCATGGAACGTTGAGACCGTTAAAGGCAAATTGGCTGCTTGGACTAGGACTGCTTAATCATGGCTAACCCAAACGTAGCAAAAGCTAACTTACCTAAGGGCGGTGCTCGTAAGGGTGCAGTCAAAGGTAACGCACAGGTTGGTAGTAAGGGTATCCCCCAAGCTATCAGCGTCGGCAAGATGGCAAGCGTTCCGAAAGTAACCTTGGGCACAACCCACGGTAAACACGACGTTAGCCACCCCTGCTAAATAAAAGAATGGGAGGGGGTCAGCCAATGTGTCGCTGAAACACGCCAGAACACAGAGACCCCCGAACACCCTAAGAAAGGAATCATATGGGCAAGAAAGATGTAGATACCAGACCGCCGCGATTCATGGTCGTACTAGTCGATTTCAAGACGAACGTCCAAATACAGGTGGGCGCGCCAGAAATGGCAGACTTTCTGAAACCACTCAACGAGAAAGCAGAGGAACGGTTCGAGCTAGAACGCGTTATCCGATTCTTTGAGAACAAGGTAAAAGAGGCTGAGAAAGACCCATGGGCAGTCAAATCAAAGAAGAAGGCAGCACATGGCAAAGCTAGCGATAAATAGGGGCACTACCTACACACGAACCGTCAACTACAGTGTGGACGGCGTCCCAACCACACTCGTCGGGGCTACTGTCCGTTTCACGATGAAGACCACTGAATATGATTCGGATACCACAGATGCTACAGCTGTTGTGACGAAGAATGTCACATCAGGGACAAGCGGAGGCGTTGCAGTCATCACGCTGAATCCTAGTGACACCGCTACCTTAACACCAGGAAAGTACTTCTACGATATTAAAGTTGACTTAAATTCTGACGGTGTCACGGTATACAAGCTTGACGAAGGGACTATCAAACTCGATGGTTCCCCAACGAATAGGCTCTCATAATGGCAGACTCATCGCACGTTGATTCAAACGTAATAACTACTGCTACCGACAGCACGGGTGCAACTGTTGTTAGTGTTGTTCAAACAAACGTAACAGAGTCTTCCAGAGTTGAGAGCGTAATTACCACGGGCGGTGTTGGATCACAGGGGCCACAAGGTATCCAAGGTAATACTGGCGCTCAAGGCCCCGCAGGTGATACAGGCCCAGCTGGTCCTAATCAGGTCACAACTTCAACGTCGACTAACGTGACGGGTCTCCTAAAAGGGAACGGTTCGGCTATATCTGCCGCGTCTGCGGGCACAGATTACTATGCCCCAGGTTCAACAGATGTATCTGTAGCTGACGGTGGTACCGGTGCCTCTACCGCATCTGGAGCTTTCACGGCACTGAAGCAAGATGCAACCACTAGCGCCACTGGTGTCGTCCAGCTCACTGGTGACCTGATGGGCACTGCTACTTCGCCTCTCGTTAAATCGCGTATCGCCTATGTCATCGGGCCGACTGGTCACTCCGGTGGAGCCGACGCGGTAGCAACCTCAGCAGCTGACGTCGCGATTAATGCGGCTATAACAGCGGGCTACCTCCACATCGTGCTATTACCCGGGAGCTACACGACTACAGCAAAGATTAACCTTGTTACAGGGCTAAGGCTTGAAGCAGCCGTACCAGGCACAGTGACAATCACAGGTGCTAACACTGACTACACCATGATCGGTACGACCAAAGATAGTGCCACGAAAGCTAAGACTAACTACTCAGATATTCGCATACGGGGCATTAAGTTCGTATCTCAGAGGGGCAGTATACTCACGGTCACTAACTGTACTAATCCCGTGGTAGAAGATTGCTACTTCAGTTTCTCGGCTCAGCCTCTTGTCCGGCAGTGTCTTACCTTTATCTGGTGTCAGAACCCGATTGCTGAACGGATCATTATCAACACAAGCGCGGGTAATGGCGTGAGTTTTAACGGCTGTTCTGGTGGCGGTCTGAACGTCCTGAACGGCTACGGTGGCACGAATGCCGACGACATGGTGGACGTGGATACGGACTTCAATGACACGAATACAGTGCAATCAGATGGAATTACGCTCAGTAATATTAACGTGGATACGATCGGGCGTGGCACCGGTATTCGCATTGAACACGCATTGAATGTTACGCTCACAAACTTCAACGTCAAGAACGTCACGGCCGCTAACTCAGCTGGTGTCTACATAAACACAGGTGGATCATTCAACCAAAAGGACATCCAAGTAAGTAATGGTACGGTCAAGGACTGTACTGAGAACGGTATAGCAATTGAGGGTTCAGCTACTGAGAACGTCACTGTATCGAATGTAACGATACGTAATTGCGGTGCTACCGGTGGCACCAGCGTGAGAGGCGGCGTACGCATCGGAGCGCCAAACACTGTAGTAGATAACGTCACCGTAGACACCACTGCTAAAAGCGGCACAGATGGTGGCGGCATCATCATATACAAATACGACTCAACAGTAACGAGCTGCACCGTTAAGAACTGTGTTACTGGTATTCGTGCTTGGAACGGCGACAGTTTGCAGTCTTATGCGGCATCTACAGTCACAGGTAACCGATTCAGCGGGAACACGAATGATTTAGTCCTCACTGCGTTCACCACCGGCTCGCTTGTCGGCCGTAACTATAACGTCGGTAGTTATGCGAACTCACTAAATGAACTCACATTAAATAACGCTATCAGCGGCTCTAGCCCAACAGTTACCCCGAACGGACCAGACACCAACTTAGGTATGACATTCATATCGAAAGGCACCGGGCGTACATTGTTCCGTCCAGGTTCAGATGCAACTAACGCAGTTTCATTCCAGAATGCTGGCGTTACAAATACCATTCTCGATATAGACACCACAAACTTGCGTGTCGGTATACAAACCACCACGCCAACATCATCCTTATTCGTAAACGGGTCATTGGGGCTTGCGAGAGGAACGGTCAACGACACTAACCAGACTCTGAGTAACACGAACTGCTACATAGCGTTCAGTGCCCAAACAGCACAAAGAACTATCACTTTACCTGACTCCACCAGCAATGCCGGGCGTATCTACATGATCGCCGATGAATTGGGCGTAGCCGGTACAACTAACATCATTGTCGCAACTACGTCCTCCCAGAATATCGACGGCTCGACGACATACACGATTAACGCTAACTACGGCTATGTCGTAGTGATGTCTGTTGGTGGTGCCTGGAAAGTTATATCAAAAAGCGTCGCGTCTGGTGGAAGTGTGAGTTGGGGATCTATAACAGGAACACTTTCAAGCCAATCAGATTTACAAACTGCCCTGAACGCTAAAACTACGAAAGGATTTGCCATAGCTATGGCAGTAGCACTATGAAAACCATATTAAAAAACTACACATTCAACACAGCGACGAAAGCAATTACACTTACAGATATTGCGACCGTTAGGCTGGACAGACTTGCTCTGATTACTGACGTTACAACGAATAAGATACTTTATAACTTTGCCGATTCAACCATTGCAACCGCAACGGTTTCTACTAATGTTGTTACTCTCTCAGCTCTCCAAGGTGGGGAGAATAATACTGATAAACTACGCATAGACTACGATGTCGAATTAGGTGATACAGGCTTTGGTGACTCGACTGATGCGACTAACATCACGAAGCTGGCAGGAACGACAATCGATACGAACTCGGGGTCAAAGTCCGCCGGAACCCAGCGAGTCATCCTAGCCACGGACCAGCCGCAATTGACTAACGCTCTTAAGGTAGATGGGTCAGCCGTCACGCAGCCAGTCTCTATCTCAGGTAATCAGGCCGTTAACGTTGCCCAAATGAACGGCGTCACAACCTCAATGGGTAATGGCACGACGGATACAGGGACGCAAAGAGTTTCTATATCTAGCGACTCAACTGGCTTAGTCTTTGCGAAGCTCAAAGATGCGTCCGGCAACAACACCTCAGTCCAAACTATGGGTGATACGATGGCCGCTGCTCCTACTACGACGTTAGGTACAGCTGCGTTCAACGCTATCTATAACGGCACGAACTTTGTCCGTCAGCCAGGCACAACGAGTGGCGCGTATAACATTCTCCGTGATGCGGCAGGCAACGCGAGGGGCGCGAATGTCAACGCTTCTAACCAACTATCTGTCTCAGTGGACAACACAGTAACCGTCGCCTCTCATGCTGTCACCAACGCTGGCACCTTTGCAGTTCAGGCTACAGCAGTTGGCACGGTAGCAGACGACGCTACAACTCCAGGTAATCCGGTGATGATCGGCGGGAAAGCTGTGGAGACAGATGGTACAGACCCTTCCTCTGTGTCCGCCGAGGATGATGTAGCGATCGCACGGACAGACCGTAACCGCCGCCTATTGGTTAATACCTATCATCCTAACTTGTGGACAGCAAACGATAACCAATCTACTGCCCAGACTAACACATCGTTAAAAACTGCTCCTGGTGCCGGATTATCCCTTTATATTACGGATGTCATCGTCTCAAATGGTGCGACAGCAGGGGATGTAAGGATCGTCGAAGACCCTGCTGGAACACCGGTTATTAAAGTCCCGAAGATATACGTCGCAATAAATGGTGGTGCGGTACTTAACTTCAGCACTCCAATCAGGATTACAGCCAACAAAGCAGTTGGATACACTTCTACTACCGTTACGACCCATAGCGTGCAAATTAACGGATATACAGCACCGTAATGGCAGTCTCATTTGTAGACAAGACATCGGCTGTTGGATCTAGCTTTACTATCCCTGCAGGAACTGTCGCCGGGGATATAATATTAATTTTCGGTTATAGAGAGACTACCACTGCACCATCTACGCCAACCGGTTTCAGTAGTGTTTTCGTGCAGAGCGCGAACAGCAATAGTATGCGGCTCGTAAAGAAGACGGCAGTCGGTGGAGATGCGGGTGGAACATTCACTAATGCCAGTCTCGTTATAGTCGCGGTGTATCGGGGTGTTTCGACCGTAAATATCGGACTTGCTGGTAGTACGACTAATGCTTCAGCTTCCAACACGACAATAGCCGGTCTCGGATCAATGACTGTCTCCGACGGTACGTCGTGGGTTGTCTCGTTCGGTGGTTCACTACAACAGACATCCATGAGCACCCCAGCAACGACTACTCTACGCGCAACGCAAAATGGCACGTCTGGTATGGCGATTTGTATCGACTCAAACGGTGGAGTTTCGTCTTACGGCCAGAAGCTTTCAGCTAACGGCGCAAACGCCGTGGGCGCGGGTGGTTCGTTTGAACTATGTGCAGAAGCAAGTAGTGGAAGCGACCCCACCCCCTTAAGGGCTATGATGGGTATGGGTTCGTAGTTGATGATGGGTATTTGACTCCAGAGAGTTGACAAAACATACAAAGTGTAGTAAAAAGATAGCGTAATGGTTGAAGCGTTACAAAAACTTGATAGAATTATTAGTGCCCCGGCTGCTTCAACCAGTTCGGGGCATTTTTGATATAGTGAACATGACGATGAATGGCAAACTCAAGAAAGTATTAATATCGAGCGTACTGATTGCGATATACCTGCCGCTTTGGTTTATCTTTATATACCATGTATTACTAGCAGTTGGTTTGCAGGTTGATACATCCAAGAATGATACACACGCAGTACCACATCTATTGGATAAAGCTCTAATATACGGTGACATCAATACCGAGAGGGTAAGGGCAGGTCTCCAGCCACTGTTAATTAGTACGAAGTTAGAAGAGTCAGCCTGCCTCAAGGTAGATGACATGATCGCAAGGGGCTATTGGGAGCATAATACACCTGACGGAATTAAACCGTGGACCTTCATCAACGAGGTCGGATATTCGTATAAAAGTGCTGGCGAAAACCTAGCCTACGGTTATAACGATGAGCAAGAAACTGTGAATGGGTGGATGAGCAGCCCAGGGCATAGAGCGAATCTTTTGGGTAATTATACGCAGATGGGAATCTGTACAAGACTTACCCCCCATTATCAGGGTAAAGATAACCAGACCGTCGTAGTTAACCATTTCGCAACACCGATATAAATGATATAATCTCTCTAGAACAAAACGCGTACCGACTAGCTAAAAAGAAGCAACGGGTGAGCCGAAAACAAAGGCCAGAAACGTGGAAGTCTATAGCCAAATCTCCGTAGTCTCACGAGCTTAAAAGAAGCGAGACGTGACCCAATAAAGTGGGCTAACAGATGTTGAAGAAGCTATCTATTTAATAGATTCTTTAATATTTGATGCCTGCTATTTTTATATGCGGCATCTCTCCCGGAGAGATATTCCTATGGCAAATCTTGGATTTGGTGAATTTGACATACCGTTCATCCAGAACCCCTTTACAAACAAAAACCAGGGATCAGTCCCGATCCTACAGAAGAACTGGGCTGGTTGGTCTGTTAACCCTCAAGAGCAGGCGGCACTTGGTTTGGGCCAGGCGCAGACAGGAGCTTACGTTAAAGATGCCCAAACGACTACGCCGGGATATGCAAACGCACCAGGAACTAGCCAGAGTATCGGTGGTGGTAGCGCTGGTCCTGCCTATGACCCATCAGTATTAGCCCAATACGATCAAGCAATCGGGACATCTAACAGCGCACTCGGTCGCCTAGCGGGTCAGTTGGGTATTGCCCAAGGCAACATCAACACTACATACGGCCAGAAAAACAATGAGCTGGAGTCGAGTAAAGCTGCCGCAAAGAGTAGCTACGACACATCATCTACTCAGAACAGCCAACAGTACCGCACTAATAAGAACACCATCGCAGACCAGGCGTCTAACGGCTTACGCGGCTTGCAACGTCTATTAGGCGCATACGGAGCCGGTGGCTCATCTGACGCTAAGTACGTAGCCCCACAAGCCGTCACACAGCAAGCATCTCAGCAACAAGCCGGGGCTGGTCAGACCTACGCTGGTAATCAGCAAGGCCTAGACACTAACTGGGGTAACTTCCAGATGGGCTTTGACAACAACAAGAAACAGCTCGAAGACTGGAAAAACCAGCAGTTAAATCAGGTACAGGCACAATCTGAGTCAACCAAGCAAGACTTGCTAAGTAAGCTAGCTGATCTAACCGGCAAACGCGCAGCATACCAGGGCGGAAGTTACACAGGTGCTGCTCAACCATTCCTAGACCAGGCTAATGCTCTATCCGGTCAGATTGACCAACTGGCGAAGATTAACCCTACCTACACTGGCACAACTCCAACATATGAAGCTGCTCCACTGAGTAGCTACGTAAATAACGGCAGCGCAGCAGTGGGCGGACAAAACGCACTCGAACAAAGCTCAACACCATTTCTGAGCCTATTGCTTGGACAGCAAAAAGATAAGCGACAACTCGGACTTTAGGAGGTCATCATGGCCAATCTATTATCTTGGCTAGGAAACCAAATACACGGGATAGAAGCCCAGATAAACCCTTGGGATAACGGGCAAAACTATAACTCTGTCGTCAATCGCCAGCCTGTTCCGCAGAGACCTCAACAGCGCCCACAGCCTCCGCAGCAAAGACAGCAAGCACCTCGTCCCAGCTCCAACAACGCTCTATTAGCCCCAATTCAGGCTGCTGAGTTATCTGTACCACGTCCTAAAGTCCCTACTACGCAACCCAACCAAACCCTACAAGCCTTAGAAAATACTGCCAAGGACTTAGTTCTAGGCGCGGAATCTACCGGGCAAAAGGTCCTCAATACTACCGGTGCTGCTGCAGCTGGCATAGGTGGTGCTAGTCAAGCACTCTATCACCTAGCAACAGGGAACAGACCAGCCGCCGAAGCTGACAACACAGCGGCTCTTGCTCGTGTGAACCAATACCTGAACCGTAAGACAGTCACCGGAGACCAGGGGGCATTCCTGACTCCATCACAGGCAGCAGGTAAGGGGAATGTAGTGAGTGACTTTGTGAAACCTGTCATTAGTACAGCCGCTGAAGTTGCACCATATGTCACACCAGGCGGTGTAGTCACCAAAGGCGTTAGCTTACCAGTGAAAGCCGCTACAGGCGCTGTGGTAAATGCTGGTGTATCTGGTGGGACGAATATCATGTCCCAACTGGCAAATACCGGACGGATCGACCCTGCACAAGCCGCTAAGGCTACACTACTAGGTGGTGTGGTTGGTGGTGCTGTGCCGTTAGTAGGAGCAGGCGGACGCAAGTTAGTTACTGGAGCGCAAGAGCCAGCCATTAAGGCAGCAGAACAAGTATCTGGTTTACCACGCACTCACGTGCTGAACGATAACGAAGCCTATACACTATCTGATTTTGCTGATGTCACTATGGGACGTACAAACGTCCCTGCTCCTGTACGCAATCAGATCACAATGCAAGCTAGAAACGCCGCAAAGACCGCGGGCATAGATATTATTAAAGGTTCACGCGCAGAGGTAGACCGCAGGATCGCCAGTTACTTAGAGGCAAGAGACGCATTTAAAAACGCCCACCAAACGATGTCTCAGGGTGGGTATGCGAAGATCCCAGGGGGTCAGCAGCTTTTGCCGTTCAATGAGCCTAGCGCCGTCTCCGGCGAGCCGAATCCCGTCTCGAAGCTCCCCGGAGAAGTACGTTATGCCGCTCAAGATCGTACAAATGTCCCTGGTACTGAGTTACCTCAAAGTGTCCCAGGAACTTTCTTACCAATGCAAAGCGTCGCAGGAACCGGAGTAAATATCCCAGAACAACCCCGATTACAACCGCAGAAAGCATCGTCGCAGATACAAAGACTAGAAAGTCCAACATCCGTTAATAGTACTCCTGTGAGGGGCTTTGTTCAATCTGTTGCAACTAGTCCCGAAGTTAGCCCTACAGTGCGTGGTCGTGCCGCGGGGACATATACTGTCCGCAATACTAAAGCACTCGAAGCGAAAGCCCAAAAGTTCGCTGCAGGAAATCTGGCAAAAGCAAGTGAGACTGTGTCAAAAGCCTTAGCTGCAAAAACAGGTCATATTGGGGATAATGACGTTGCCAACGCTATCGCGGTCGCCAAGAGATTCGACTCCAATAACGGTCATGCACAGGCAACAGACATTTACGAACGTTTGGCTGAACACTTAACGAGACAGGGACAATCGATACAAGCTGCCAGCTTACTAGACCACCGCACACCAGAGGGGTTACGTTACCAAATAACAAAGACGTTCAAAAAAGCTAACGTCAAGCCGACCGCAGAAGTGAACGCCAAGATAGATGAAGCATTTAAACAGATCAAATCGGCAAAACCGGGGACACCTGAGCACATATATGCGGTGAAGAGCCTGCAAAAAATTGTGGCAGACAATCTACCGAGTGGCATTGGTGAAAAAGGCATTGCGATTTGGAAAGCGGGTCTCTTGAGCGGCGCGAGAACACAGACAGGCAACATACTCTCTAACGAGACATTTAGCACGTTCCATAATTTGTCCAATCCATTAGCAGCTGGGCTCGACAAGCTCATAAGTTTAAAAACAGGTCAGAGAACTAAGACACTCACACCACGTGGGTTTGTTTCAGGTACCGAGTTGGGGGTAAAGCAAGCTGGCAGATACCTAAAGACCGGAATAGATGAGCGCTCCCCACTAACGAATAAATTTGAAGCCAACCAAGTCAATTTCAAGAACAAGGCACTCAATACGTATGTTAACGGGATATTTAAGATCATGGGTGCTGCTGACCGACCACATTATTACCGCCAGCTGCATATGAGTTTGAATGATATGGCGCTAGCGGATGCTAAGAATCGCGGGTTAAGCGGTGCAAAACTTGCGAGTCATATAAAGAATTTTGTGGAGAACCCACCAGAACAAGCTATCCAGGTTGCAACTAACGAGGCCGAAAAAGCGGTATTGGGTAATGAGACAATACTGAGCCGTGCAGTCTCCTACGTAAGAAAGGCTGCAGATGATGCGGAGAGTCCATTGGGCAAGTCAGTTACAGAGGCGGCTATAAATATTATCGCGCCATTCACTAAAGTCCCAAGTGCATTCATTAGTCGTGTGGTTGACTTTAGCCCGGTCGGTGCAATAAAGACTATCGCAGGTCAGATTTCGAGAAAACAGTTTGACCAACGAGCGCTTGTCACAGCTTTGTCTGAAGCAACGACCGGCACATCGCTGATGTACCTAGGTAAAACCTTGGCTGACAATAGTATGTTGAGTGGAAATTATCCTAGTGACTCCAAGGAACAACAGCGATGGAAAGCTGACGGCATCCAGCCGAATTCAATAAAGGTAGGAGATCAGTGGCTAAGTCTGAACTACTTTGGCCCGGTTGGATTACTGTTCGGCATGGGAGGGAGAATATCCGATGCAAAGAAAAAAGGGCAAGGTTTCCTAGGGCAACAGTTCCAAGGCTTTGCTGGTCTACCAAAGGATTTATCAGAACAGTCGTTTTTGCAGGGGTTAAACAACGGTATGCAGGCATTAAACGAGCCTGGTAGATACCTCGAAAACTTTGCGAAGTCACAGATAAGCTCAGTCATACCTACGCTATCAAATGACATCGCGACTGCCATTGATCCTAAACAACGCCAATCTGATAGTGTTCCGGATGCCGTTCGTTCGCGCATCCCAGTGCTACGACAAGGGTTGAACCCTGCTCAGGATGTTTATGGGAATACGCTTGATCGTAAAACAAGTGCATTAGGAACGCTTGTCAATCCGTTTCGTCCGAGCCAGGCTATTACAAATAACGTTAAATCTGAAGTCGACCGCCTACATAGTGTTGATCCTAATAATAAGGACTTATCAATCACCCCAACAACCATCGATAAGTCAATTCAGGTTAATAAACAGACGGTCAATCTGACAGACCAACAGAGATACGACCTGCAAAAGAAGGTGGGCCAGGCCGTACAAGATGCATGGGGAAAGCTCATCCAGACGCCAGAGTATAAGGCACTAGACGACACGGGGAAAGCTAAGGCACTTAGCAACTTGCGTACAGATGTCTCAGAGTTCAACCAGCGCCAATTTATGATGTCGAATAACCTAGCTACCTATGATAAACCTCTCTCTGCACGGGCTAGTGCCGCCGCTACAGGTAATCTCAACGCTAGCAGATACACGTCGCCATCAAGTTCGAAAGGTACGACTGCAACGACACCAGCAGAGAAATACAAAGCAGCCCAGGATAAATTCAACACCGATCAATCGACCATGTCAGACATCCAAAAGTACTCAGCTCAGCAGAGTCTAAACAAGCTCAAAGTAGCGTCAGACTACTCCCAAGATGTCATTAATCTGTATAACATGAGCAAAGAAAACGCCTATAGCTACCTAACCTCTCATCCAAACACAGATAAGCTAGCCCAAGACCTTGTGCAGTATGATAACGCCTTATATGACGCCGGTTTGTCAAAATACAAGAAATACCAAACTGGACTGGCTCCGAAAGCCAAAAAGGCGAAAAGCGCTAAGGCAAAGGCAGGGACTACTAAGGGACGCGCCCAAGTAGTATCTGCTAACAGGACGTCACAGAGGCTCCGGGTTCCTAAGATCAAAAGTCTAGCATCGTCAGCCCCAAAGATACCGAAACTTCGCAAATCAACGAGCAAGAAATACGCCGTTCCCAAGAGTAAAATACCTACCATTTCAAAACGCATAAAAGTCAAACAGGCTATAGCATAGACAACCTGTCAAATGGTATAATGTGGCCAAAGGCGTCGTCTAGCTAAAAGAAGCAACGAGTTGTAAGTAAGAACAACCGCTGCGCTTTTGTTAGGCTAGACGTGACTACCTCAGAATTTGTCGCAGCTGTCATCCTAAGGGCGACCGGTAAGACATCTACAGCAGTATCTGGCGATACTAAATGGACGAAGGTCCTTGGTATCGGAAACCTCAAAATACAAGACTGGGCAGATGAGCCTGGTGTTGATTGGAATTCTCTTTATGACCCCTTGTTTTCTATAGGTACGGTCACGGCGACAGATACCTTTGCTCTTGATGATTCAATCCGGAAAATATCCGATACCAAAGATGATTACGTAGTTGTAAACCACACGGATGGAACCGGCCAAACCCAATACCAAGTAGTTGCAGCAGATGACCTAAAAAACTACTACTGGGGTCAGAACAAAGAGAGTTATACAGGTTACTACTGTGCCCAAATCGGTAGAAACCTAGTCTTCAATCACAAATTCGTTACCACTGACCCGCAATACGGCGGGACTATTTTGGTACCTGTTTATACCTACCCTGAGCCGTTGGTTGGGGATAGTGATGATGTTCCAGTCGATATTCCTAACTGGTTAGTCGTCGTGGCCGCTGCGGAATATGTCCGTAACGACATCACGAAACAAAACCAGTTCCCAGGCCTAATCGCCGAAGCTAACGAAATTATGCAGCGCATGAAAGATGATAACGATGCGCAAGTTCAAGAAGTACACGGTGACTGGTCGCCGTTAGGAATGACGTGGTCCTAGATGTACGCCCCGCCCAAGCCTACGAAGCCAGCCGAAGTTAAACGGAAGTCCGTTAAGAATTGGCTGAGCGGTACCGTTACGGCATATGACGACGGACGCACCCCGCTAGACGGTCTACGAAGCTCCGGGAACGTCATTCTCGACCAAGATGGAACTGTACGCCCACGACCCTCTTTGACCCAGTACGGGCCTCAGCCGACGGGGACGATCCTAGGCGAGATATTCGAATTTAGTGCATTTGATGGGTTGAGTGCGACAAACTGGATGATTACCCTGCAGAACGTAGCGGGAACGACGAACGTCTATATAGCTAAGGGCGAAGACACCTCGTGGACGCTCTGTAGTGGAAAAACTTACGACAACTCGGCGTCTGCTCATTTCTTCCAGCTAGCGGACAAGGTCGTAGTGATGAATGGAGTTGACACACTAAGTTACCTCGACATTCCTACCTCTACCGTGATTGGGTTTAACGCGCTAACAACACCCGCTGCCCCGACATTGGATACATTAACAAGCCTCACGGGGACAAGCTTTAACGTTTACTACGCAATCACCGCTAACTCAACTGTAGGAGAAACAGATGGTTCTGCGGTATTAACCCAACCCGTCTCTACTGACCGTGATCTGTGGAATCCCGATACCCAGAGCGTAAAGATCGCCTGGACGACTGTTACAGGGGTGAAGTCCTGGAATGTTTACATGGGCGTCAGCTCGGATGGGGCTGGAATCCCAACTATGTACTTGCTTGCAGGTGGCTTAGACCCGTCGATACTTACTTTCACAGATAACGGATCACGCGCACAAGACCTATCACGACCACTGCCAACCAGCAACTCAACGTCCGGGCCAAAGGTTAGCAGAGGCGCAAATATCAATGGCCGCGCCTGGCTCACCGGGGATGCTGACAATCCTTTCTATGTATGGAGAGGTGGGGACTTTGGATATGAAATGGACTTCTCGCCTGCAAATGGTGGAGGCTATACGCCAGTCGGAAACGGGAGCAAAGAACTCCCCATTAAAGCTGTCCAGTTTAGAAGTGGGACGGGTGATCCGCGTGTCACTGTTCTATCTAAAGGGACTAACGGTCGTGGCAAACGGCATCTGCTAACTCCTAATACTCTGACGTACGGAAATACCACCTTTGTTGTCTGGGAAGTCACCGAAGACAACGGCCAGGACGGTACGGACTCGCCCGATGGAGTAGTGATCTACAACGACACGATCTGGTACCCATCAAGAGACGGATTCAAGACTACTGGAACTAAACCTCAGCTACAAAACATCCTCTCAACCGACCGTGTAAGTAATACTATCCAGCCGGATATTTCCACACTAAACAACTCGGCAATGGATAGGTGTGTTGGGTTAGCACACGAAGACCGAATCTATTGGGCCTTGCCTGTAGGTGGATCGATGAACTCAGAAATCTGGGTTCTGGATATAGGCCGCAAGGGCGCGTGGATGAAACCCTGGAGTCTTTCTGCTGATTGGATGACTTTATATAACGACAACGACGGTACTACCCATTTCTTGGTCCTATCTAATAACAAGATTTACCAACTCTCCTATACAGCATTAACGGCTGATGACGGTGTAGCGTTTCCAACGAATGGAAACAGCGGCCAGATTACATTCTCGGACGACGGCCGCATGTGGGGACGGC